GGTTTACAGGATATAAAACATTTTTATTTAAGAGGTGCATTCAATTATAAAAATCTAAATATGATAGACAAAGTTATGATGAATATATTGAAAATCAAATTAAAGGGAATAAAAGAAGGAGATAGAGATGAGGATATTAAAGGGATGTTAGATGCTTATATAAATCCAATGGACTTTACCAATAAAGATAATGTAAGGTCGCTAGTATCATACGTTAGAAATTTATAATTCTCTTATATAGGGGATGATATTTATGAAAAAAATATATAAAAAATTACAAATACAATTATGTATATATTAGCAATAGTACTTTTGATTTTAATTTGGACTGTTGGAATAAAAAACGTTTCATTACAACCGGTTTTAATGATTTTCGGCAAAGGATATATTTTTCTTGCAATTACAATTGTATTATTAATCTACTAAAGTACTTTTATAAAAAATAGCTAAATTTATTTCTACTAGTTGTTAAATTTCAGTTTATTGCTAAACTACCTGCTTAAATGTGGGTATTTTTTTATGTAAAAGATATTGAATTTTAATTAAATTTACGTAAAAAAATAGAGAAATCAAAATAAACAGATTTCCCTCAAGGCCACTTTAATCGATTACACTTAACGTTTATCACATCTTATAACAATTTTAAGAACGCTACGCTTGATATTCACTTGCGTAATGAAGTGTATGATTAAAAATTCTTAAATGTGCATGTCTCTATTGAATAATTATAAAAAATATAAAATGAGCCCTAATTTGTAGAACTCTTTTTTACTATAGCCGGGTTTCTGTGGTTCTGATTTGGTTCTAAAAAAAATGATAACCGTTAATTTTATGCGTAAAATACAGAAAATATAAAAGAAAATACATTGAAATATCAATATAATGTAAATGAGCCCATTTTCAAAACGCTCCCACGCATTCCCGCCAGTAAAACCGTTAAGCGTTGTAACAACTTCGTTTGACGGTTTTTTATTTTGTCTGTGATTCTATAAATTCTAATCTCTTTACAACCTCAAGTTGTTTACTGGGGTATAGATGTGAATATGTATTCCAAGTTGTATCTACTTTTTCATGACCCAAACGTTCACTTATAGTAAGTACATTTACGTCCATATTTATCAATAAGCTTGCATGAGAATGCCTCAAGTCATGTACCCTTATTTTTTTCACATCAGCTATAGCAGCATATTTTTTTAATTGTTTGCCTAAATATGTTTTAGCAAATCTAAATATACGTTCGTGACTTTCTATTTCATATAAACTNTCTATATAATTATTTATATCTTTACATAAAAAAACTGGTATATATACAATGCGCTTACTTTTAGGAGTTTTAGGTTCTGTAACTATTTNTTCGTTGTTTATCTTCGTGTATGTTTTGTTAATATCTATTAAGGCTTTTTTTGTGTCGATATCTGCCGGAGTAAGAGCCATTAACTCACCTATTCTAATTCCACTCCAAAATAGTATATTAAAAGCTAATTTAACATCAGGTTTATCTATTGTGTTTATAAACTGTTTAAATTCATCTAAAGTCCAAAAATCCATATCCTGCGCTTTTTTCTTACCCATAGAACCAGCTAAAATCGTTGGGTTAGACTTTAATCCATAATATTTTACAGCGTAGTTCAGAACAGATGTCAATTGGTCGTGGATACCTTTTAAATATGTCTGTGAGTAGTTTTGTTTAAGAAGTTCATTTTGCCAATTTCGTATACGAATAGGAGTTATATCATTTATTTTAAATTTACCAAATGTGGGTAGAACTTTGTTTTTTAGTATGTTATTCTTTTTTTCTATAGTTGTTTTTTTTAATCTGGTAGACATATCATCTAGATATTTTTCTGTTAGGTTTTCAAAGGTAATTTCTGGAGATATTTCTAATGAATTTAAAAAATCACGTTCCCAATCAAGAGCCTCTTTTCTAGTTTTAAATCCTCTTTTTTTCTTCTTTTTTTGTTCTTCTGATAAATCGCTGTAATAAAATTGTACGTACCAAGTCTTTCTTTGCTCATCTTTGTATGCTGGCATAATTCCCTCCTTTACAAAATGTATGTTTGTAGTAACAAGTTCTTTGATTTCTTATCTTGTCACAATGACCTGCTACAGTTTATGTTTAAATTTATACTCAATAAGTTCATTCGGAACTTCAAAATAACATGCCATCTGCTCCACCATAGAAAATTGTTTTTCCATGGCTTCTTGTATATTCTCATCACTTACCAGTAATTCAGCTGCAAATTCATTTGCCTCATTTTCTAATTTTTTTGTATTGGAATAAGTATAATTTGTTAAGAAACAAATATTTGAACCGCTGTGTAAAACCACATGACCAAGTTCATGAGCAACTACGCATCTTTCTTCATATTCAGAAAGATTAGAGTCTATAACTATCGAAACGCTTTTATTGTCCCTTAAAAAATAACCTTTGAAATATTTTAAATCGTCTTTAAGTATATTTATGTTTAAACAAGAGCATAATTCGTAAACATTTCTTGTATTGTATGTTTTTACTAAAGCTTTAATAGTCTTTTTTATATTACTCACTAAACCACCCTCAATACTAATTATTTTTTCCCTCTCATAATTTCCAAAGTTGTTCTAATTGAATTTCGCAACAATATTAAGGCTTCCTCATCAACAGCTTCTCCGCACAACATAAGTCCATCTTGCTCTAAAAGCTCATCTATTACTTTTTCTATGTCTTTTTCTTCGACTACATCTTTATTGTTTTTTCCTTTATCTTCATATCCTAATAAATAATCTACAGATACATTGAAATATTTAGCACAATCTTCTAAGAAACCTCTCTTTGGTTCTCTTAGCTCATTTTCAATCCTTGAAAGAGTTGATTTATTAACATGCAAATCCTCGCTTAATTTTTCAAGTGATAAGCCTTTTTTCTCTCTTAATTCTTTTAATCTAAACATGAATTTCACCTCTCAAATATATTTACGTTTTAGCAACTTATATTTACATTATAGCAACAAAATATGCGTTTACAATTAAAATTGCCAAATTAGCAATAAAAGTATTGACTTATTTAAAATAAGTTGCTATTATGTAAATAAGAAAGTTGCTAAAATAGCAAAAAGGTGGTGAAAATAATATGTATGTTAAGCGTTTAATAGGATTAATGGCAGAGCATAGACATACTCAAAAATTTGTAGCTGATTACTTAAATTTAAGTGATTACGGCTTTAGATTGAAATTGCATGGTATTAATGAATTTAAAGCGAATGAAATAAAAAAACTCTCTATTTTATATAATATTTCTACAGATTATTTTTTTTCTGATGAAGTTGCCAAAACAGCAAAAATCTAGTAGAGTATTAACATTTTAAAAGTCTTGAATATACAGACTTTAAAAAATACATAAAAGAAAGGAATTATAAAATGAATAATTTAGTAAAGGTAAATAACAAAGAATTAGAAATCAAAGAACATGCAGGACAAAGAGTAGTTACATTTAAAGAGATTGACTCTATACACGAAAGAGTAGATGGGACTGCAAGAAGAAATTTTAATACGAACAAAGAACGTTTCATCGAAGGTGTTGACTACTTCGTACGAAATTCGTTCGAAGCTAAAGATGAAATTGGAGTCATTGCTCCTAACGGTTTAAAAGTAATTACCGAGAGTGGTTATTTAATGTTAGTGAAATCATTTGATGACGATCTGGCATGGGATGTACAAAGGGACTTAGTCAATAAATATTTTAGAACTACAGAAAATCCATTCTTAAATATGTCAAAAGAACTACAGGCAATATTTACGGTAGACAAGAAACAACAGGAGCTAGAAAAGGGTCAAGAAGTTCTAACAGAAAAAGTTACTAACTTAGAAAATAAAATGACTATCAATTATGAATTAGCCGAGAATATCAGATCAGAGGTTAGTGCTAAAGCGGTACATAGTTTAGGTGGTTATAACTCACCAGCATATAAGAAACTAAGCAAGAAAGCATACAGCGCACTTCATAGAGATTTAAGAGGTTATTTTAAAGTTAATAGTTATAAAAATCTATCTGTAAAAAGATACGAAGAGGCAATTAATTACATACAAGAATGGACACCAGGAACAAATTTAAGACTTGAAATAAAAGAAATGAATAATCAAATAGGATTTGAAATGGTTAATTAGGAGGTTGTTATGGAAGAATTTTCAATGAGTAAGTTTAGGTTTTGTGAATTGTTTGTAATTAAATAATTATTGGAGGTGTTAGTTTTGAATGATAAAAGATTTTACACAGTGACTGATGTTATGGAGTTGCTTAGTGTTAAGCAATCTAAAGCATATGAAATTATAAAAAAATTGAATAATGAGCTTATGGCTAAAAATTATTATGTAGTCAAAGCGAGAGTTCCTCGTAAATACTTTGACAATCGATTTGGTCTTTAAATCTTTAAAAGAGAGTTAGGCGGTTGTCTATGTTTCAAGCAAAACATTAGAGGCAAATCCACCCATGCGTGCACACAAGTTGTAGGTTAATTCAAGGAGGTATTTGTATGAATTATAAAGACTTTGATATATTCAGGGAACTTTGTGAAGAAGAAGTGTTTAAATGGAAATACAAAGATTTTTATTGGTTCAAAAGAGCATTTAAAAGATTAAAACAAATAGAAATAAAATTTACATACTAAGGAGGTAAATTAGATGGACAAGTTATTAAAAGAAGCTGAAATATTTGTTAATTCAACTATTAATACAGCAGAGGAAATACTAAAAAATAACGAAATAAGTTTATCTGAAATAAAACGTACTGCAGTTAAATATTGTTCACGAAATGGGGGCAAAATAGAAAATCAGCAGGAAGTTGTAAATGATTTAAAATCGCAACTAAAAATGGCAAAGACAATCAAAAAAGGGATAATTCTAATATTGGAAAGAGAAGAACAAAAAGAAAAGAGCCAGGGGAATGGCTCAATTCAAATAAAATTACTAAATTTTACACTTAGCAGTATACCACAGGAGGCAAAATATGAAAACTGTTAAATTAAGCCAATTATTAATACAGGACTTTAAAGGGATTAAGGAACTTAAAACAGATTTTAGTAAAACAACAAATATATACGGAGAAAATGCACTTGGCAAAACAAGCATATTTGATGCTTTCACATGGTTGCTATTTGATAAAGATAGCAAGAACAGAAGCACATTCGATATAAAGCCATTAGATAGCAACAATCAAGTTATTAGAGGCTTAAATCCAACAGTAACAGGAGTTTTAAACATAGATGGGACAGAACTTACACTAAAAAAGATATACCAAGAAAAGTGGGTTAAAAAGACCGGAGAAGCTGATAAAACATTTAACGGAAATTCTACTACATATGAAATAAACGAGGTACCAGTTAAGAAAAGTGAGTATAACAAGAAGATTGCCGAATTAGCAGAAGAAAACCAATTTAAGCTACTTACAAATCCTTATTACTTTAGCGATATGCTTAACTGGAAGGAAGCAAGAGAACTTATTTTAGAAGCAGCTGGAGACGTAACAACAGATCAAGTTATAAATAGTAATAAAGACTTAGAGCCTTTAAAAACTTCGCTAGAAAAAGATACTATAGACAATATCTTAAAGTCTAAAAAAGCAAGAATTAAGAAGTTAGAAGGTAGAAAAAAAGAAATACCAACTCGTATCAATGAACTTGAAAAGAGTTTCGATAATACAGACTTTGATATAACGGAGCAAGAAATTGAGAATAAGAAAAAAGAGCTTGATCTGATCGAGGACAAGCTGTTAAACGGAAGTAAATCAAATGAAGAGAAGTTAAAGAAACAAGAGCTGATTTTTAATTCTAAGAGCAAGATACAGAAAATAGAACAACAGGGAACAACAAGAGCTAGTCAAGGCAAACAAGAACTGTTGACTAAGCTTCACGAAGCAGAATTCGAGATTAAAAATGTAGAAATTAGCATCAGAAGTTTGGAAGGAGACAGACGTCATTTAGAACTTAAAAACAAGGCATTAGAATCAGAAAGAAAAACTCTTTTAGATCAATTCTATAAAGAGAGAGATCGAGAAATAGACCTAAGTTGTATTAACGAAGAATGCCCAACGTGCAAACGACCTTTTGATACAGAAGAATTTGAGTCAGAAAGACTTAAAATGACTCATAACTTCAACGAGAATAGAGCTAAGATAATCGAAAATATACAAACAAATGGTATTCAATTAAAACATAAATTAGAAGAATTAGAAGCAGAAATGCAAGCTATAGATAATAAAATAAATGATCATTTATTAGTAGTACAAGAGAAAAATACTTTAATGGCAGAGTTAAATATGAAGTTAGAAAAGTACGTTATTTTGGTTCATCGTACACGTGAAGAAGCACAAGAATTAAGCGATCTTACGGAAGCAGTAGAACTATTAGAAAAAGAACTTGAATCAAATAACAATAACAACTTAGAAGAGTTTAAAACAAGTAAGAAAGAGCTTTCAGAAGAGATTGAAAGGCTAAATAAAATACTAGCTAAAAGAGACTTTAACAAAGAGCTGCAAGCAAGACTAAACGAATTATTAGAAGAAGAAAAGAAAACCGGAATAGAGATAGCTAACCAAGAAAAAATAATAACTCTATGCGAAGATTTTATAAAACTAGAGTTAGTTTATTGGAAAGTAATATAAATAATAAATTTAAAAACGTTACTTTTAAGATGTTTAAAGAACATGTAAACGGTGGAATAGAAGAGACATGCGAAGCCCTAATAAACGGTGTACCATTCAGTAATGCAAACACAGCAAGTCAAATAAATGCAGGGCTAGATATCATAAATACTTTAGGGGATCACTTCAATGTTAAAATGCCGATATTCATAGATAACAGGGAGAGCGTAAACAACCTAATAGACACAGATAACCAGGTTATAAATTTATTAGTAAGTAAAGATAAAGAGTTAAATATAGAGGGGGTAAATTAATATGGCAAATCAAGTTCAGGCAAGGAATCAAAATAAGGTAGGAAGCGTTACTATAAATAGCTTGTTAAAACAAGATGTTTATAAAAAAAGATTTAACGAGTTGTTAGGGAAAAAGGCACCCGGATTCATTTCATCAATTATAAACGTTTCAAACTTACCATCTTTAAAAGATGCAGATTCAAACACAATAATAGCATCGGCAGTAGTAGCAGCATCACTAGATTTACCAATAGATCAAAATTTAGGTTTTGCATATATAGTTCCATACAACAAGAAAAACGAAGGAAAAAAAGCACAATTCCAAATGGGTTACAAGGGATACATACAATTAGCAATGCGAACATCACAGTACAAAACTATAAATGCTATAGAGGTTTATGAGGGTGAAATTAAGAGAGTTAATAGACTCACAGGAGAAGTGGAGTTCAACGAGGACGAATCCCTAATTGATAGAGATAAAGTAGTTGGTTACATTGCATACTTCAAATTAGTAAATGGGTTCGAAAAGACTTTGTATATGTCTAAAGAAGAAATGGAAAAGCATGCTAAGACATATTCTCAAAGTTATAGAAGTTCAAAAGATTGGGTTGTTAGAGATAGCTTATGGACTACTAGTTTTGATGATATGGCTATAAAGACAATACTAAAAAGATTGTTAAGCAAATATGGGATTCTTTCAATAGATATGCAAACAGCTATAACAAGTGATCAAGCTGCAATAAATGTTGATGGATCACCTGAATATGTAGACAATGAAGTCGCTCAAGAGATAGAAGAAAAAGCAAACTCAAAAGAATTAGATTTTGAATCAGACAATGTTGTAGATGCGGAGTACAAAGAAGTAAAAGAGAATAAAGAAGAGCCTCAGCAAGCAACATTTGAGGAACCACAATTCTAATGAAAATAAAAGTATTAGGGAGCAGTAGCAAAGGTAATTGTTACTTGCTCCAACTTAAAACAGAAACATTAATTCTTGAGTGCGGCATTAACTATAAACAAATATTAAAAGGGTTAAATTACGATTTAGAGAGTGTTGTCGGTTGTTTAGTAACGCATGAACATAAAGACCACTCAAAGGCGATTACAGAGCTAACAGAAAATGGAATCGACATATATACAAGCAAGGGTACATTAGAAAAATTATGAATAAAGAACCACAGGACTAAAATTATAGAAAGCGAAAGAAGTTTTAAGGTTGGTGGATTTAAAATATTACCATTCAAGGCGGAACATGATGCAGCGGAACCTTTAGGATTTTTAATTCAACATAAGGAGATTGGAAAGCTTCTATTTTTAACAGATAGTTATTACTGCGAATATAAATTTAAGGCGATAAACCACATCCTAATCGAGTGTAACTATAGTAAAGAAATTTTAGATAAGAACATAGAAAATGGAGTCATTAAGGTGTTCCTTAGAAACAGGATAGTTAAGAGTCATTTTGAGTTAAACAATGTAATTGATTTTCTAAAGAGTTGCGATCTTAAGGATTTAAAAACGCTAACACTATTACATCTAAGTTCAGACAATAGCGATAGAGATCTATTTAAAAATGAAGTTGAAAAGAACATTGGATTGCCTGTAAAGATAGCGGAAACAGGAATAGGGATTCATTTATAAAGAGGGTGATAAGCCTTGAATTTACTAAAGGACAATAGAGAAAAGAACTGGTTTATGGTAGAAAATGAACTAATAGATAATCTAAATCTAACAATATACGAGAAAATGGTCTACATAGTTTTAGTAAGACATGCAAATGAAGAAAGCAGTTGCTTTCCGAGTATTACTACTATAGCTAAAAAAACGGGTTGTAGTAGACCAACAGCAATAAAAGCATTAAATGGTTTAGAAAAATTAGAATTGATAAAAAAAGAAATTAGAACAGTAAAAGGCAGGAAAGAGAATGATAGCAATTTGTATTATGTTATGAGCGTTGGAGGTAGTAAAGGAAATTTACCACCTAGTAAACCAGCTTTACCACCTAAAGAAGAAAAAGTAGTCAAGGTAGTAAATGAGGTTAACCACGTAGTAAAGGAGATTTACCACCCTAGTAAAGGAGATTTACCACAGGTAGTAAACCAGGTTGACTGTAACAATACTAATATTAACAATACTAATTTAAGTAATGTAAGTATGTATGTAGGAAATATACCTGTGGATAGTATTTTAAAAGAATATATTAACTTATATGAAAAGTACATAGGCAAAGTAACAGTAAAAATAGTCGAAGAATTACAAGATATTTCTAAAAGTATTAATACTCGTATATTTGAAGAAGCACTAACTATTTGCACAGATAATAATAAATTAGAGCTGCGTTACCTAAGAGGAATTATTAGAAACTGGATAGCAGACAACATAACTACATATGAACAATTAAAATCATTAGAGTTAGAGAAGGAAAGAGTAAAAGTGAAACAAAGGGAGGCTAAGGATAAAAAGTACAAGCCTAATAATATGCTGAAGCCAAAGAAAACAAAGTTTCATAACTTCAATGAGACTTTTCAAAAATATTCATCAGATGAACTGGACGAAATCATCAGAAAGAGCCAAAGAGAAAAGTTTAAATAGGAGTGGGACAACCCCTCTAGAAAGGGTGAAAATATGCATTTTTTAAAATTACAAAAGGACACGAATTTAGAAAATCAAGAAGAAAAATTTCTTGAGGAAGTAAATGAATTTCTAGAGGCAACAAAGAAAAATGAAATAGGTGACAAATTTTTTGATGTTGTACAGGCTGGACTGTCTTTAATGCAGATAAAAGGAATTAGCAAGAAAGATATCAGAAATGCAAAGATAAGACATCAAGATAAGTTGCTTAAACGTAAATGGGGATTAGGAGAATATATTAATTTATAGGAGGATGAAATAAAAGAAGTTTTAAGACTGCAAAGGGAGCTGTACAAAGATGACAGTAAAACTAGAAAATAGACAAGCCTTAATAGATCTAGCAAGGCATTATTGGCTTGATAAAGGATATAACATTCTTGAAGCAATTAAACAAGCTGAGAGAGATTTGGAGGGGTGTATATGAGAAGTAAAGTGTTACAAATGGCAGCAGCAGAAGCAAGTAAAAAATATGGTAAAGAAACAGTGGAAGCTGTTATGAAGAACGTAGATAAAGTTAGAGCAGAAAGACTAAAACGTGAGAGAAGAGAGAAATTAATAAAACAAGCTAAGGAATACAAAAAGCAGGGATATAGTTCTACTGAGGCTATTATTAAGGCTGAGAGAGATTTGGAGGGCGAAAATGATTAATGATATAGCAATTGTAATAATACTTGTCTTGGAAGGGATAGGGGCGTTAATTTCAGTATTCTTACTTGGGCGTTATGTTGAATCAAGGAAGATAGAAAGATTTTATAAAAAATACAATGAAATGAATTTGAAGATAAAGAGAATGGAACGTTACAACCAATATTTAAAGAATAAAGACGGATTAAATAATTTAACTGAGGATGATATAGGGGAGGGGATTAAAAGATATAATCAATTGAAGTTGAAAATTAATATAATAAATACTGTAAGCTACTTTTGACTTTGTTTAAATAACAAATATAGGTTGAGTATATTCAAACAATCTATCTGAAGGAGGATTGTGGAATGTTTAGACAAATACCTTGTGAATATGATCATGTACATGATTACACAAGGACACCTGTCACAGAGACAGAACGTAGGGGAAGAGATAAAGTTATTATATATTATNACGTATATTTCTGTGAGTCATGTGGTTGTACATTTANAATANTCACAGACTTAAAAGCAAAGAAAGACCACTATAAATGGATTTAGTTGGTATATAGAAGGTACTTTTGTGCAAATAATAAGTACCTTCTAAAATATAAGCAACTATGAGGGGGAACTATTGAAAGTAGAATTTACAATACCAGGAGAGTGTGTCAGTAAAGATAGACCAAGATTTCATAATGGACATGCTCGAACGACAGATAAAACAAGATATTTTGAACAGTCTATCAAGTATTTGTATGGCAAGAGACATTGCTTTGAGGGTTTAATTAAGGTTAGTATAGACATTTATTCAAAGAAACCTAAGAAACCAAGTTATTTAAGACCGACAAAGAAAGATATAGATAACATGGTTAAGGCTGTATTAGATGGATTAAACGGCAAAGCGTATAAAGATGATAGGTACATATGCGAGTTACATGCTAGTAAGCATTATAGCGATGAAGCAAGGGTCGAGGTTGTAATAGAAGATTTATAGAAATATAGGGGTGATGTTATGGCTAATGATTTAGAAAAGGAATGCATTCAATTTACCGAGGATATTTTAAAAGGATACAGAGAATTACGTTTACATTTAGAGAAGTTAAAAAGGATTAAAGAAAGTTTGAAATGTGAATATACAACACAAGGTATCTCTTATGATAGTGAAAAAGTCTCTCCAACGAATAAGATATCTAAAGAGGTAGAGAATGAAGTAATTAAAACTATAACTAAAATCGAAGAATTAGAAACAGAGATTGAGGAAGAAAGTAGTTTGATAAGGGAAATAGATATAGCTATTAATAATCTAAGTCCATTACATAGAGAAATAATAGAATACAAGTACTTTCAAAAACTTAGTTGGGATGAAATTATTGATAAGACAAGCTATAGTGAAAGAAGTTTAAGGAATAAGAAGAATGAAGCAGTAAGATGTATAGCCATAACATTATTCGGACTAAATGTATTCAAAGAGGAAAAAGATAATTTGTTTAACTTAATTGAAAAATAATTGCCGATAATTTACCGTTATTTTTCGAACGTACGTACTATAATTAGATTAGAAGTTTATTAATCTTTATAAAATAGAGGAATTATTATGGCAATAGGTTTACAAATTTAATTCTAAAGACTTCTTAATAGGTGAATAAAAAATAAAGGAGGAATTATTATGGCAACAACAGCAGAAGTAAATGCGTTTAACAAGAAGGTCGCAGATGATATGGCAAATAGTGCGTTAACAGTTGGTACATTTAATATTAATCAATATGTTAATCAAAACCCTGCACCAGTTCAAGAAGCTATGCACATTGCTATGAGAACAGGAGCATCTGTTATAGGTGTTCAAGAGTATTGTGAGTTTTGGAATTTACCAACGAGTACTAGTAAAATACCAGGAGTTTATGATTATGTAGCAACAGGTAAAGTTAGTGATTTAAGTTGGGGAAGTGGATGGGCAGGAAATGCAATTATATCAAAGCATCCTTTAAGTGTTAATAAAAGTGGTATTTTTAAAACCGAATTACCTCAACCTGCGGATATTACATTACCTGAAAATAAAAATGTGTGTGGATATGTAAAATCTCAGTTTACTAAATTTGGTAAGGTATCATTCTATAATGTACATTTCTTTGCATCTTGGAATGTTTCTGGAGTTAAGGATGCAGAAATTGTAGAAAGTCAAGCTAGGGAGTTAGCGGAAATAATCAAAGCTGACGGAACTTATTATAAAGTTATAACAGGAGATTTTAATATAAAAGATGTAAAATATCTTAAACCATTAACAGATTTAGGATTCCAGCCAGTATTCCCATTTGGAGAGGGTCAAATCGATAATATATTAGTACTTGGTCATATGCCCGTTATAAATAAAGGAAAGGTAAAAGTTCCTGGTAGTGTAAGTGATCATGATTTTTACTACGCTACTTTTAAGTTTCATTAAGAGTAATCCGATAAGTTTAAGGTAAAAGATGAAGAAAGAACTCTAGAAATAGAGTTCTTTTTTGCCGATTAATTACCTGTTATCTCTGAAAAAACATGAGATAATTGTATTGTGGAAAAATATAAATTCCACATAAAAACTTAATATTTACTGGCTGGGTTAAGTTAAAGGGACTTTCTTAGCCAGTAATACGCAAGTAGTGGTTCTGTAGGTTCGACTCCTATAACTTGCACCTCCTTTAATTATATAGTGGGTGAGACTTGTTACCTCACCCTAACGTGTGAAGTGTAGTATTAATCTATGTGCAACTCATAGACTTCGCCCAACAATTGTATTTTAGTAATAGAATACAACTTCCCCTAGACTTAGATAATTTCTAGTCTTATTTTTTTATAAGGAGAATGTTTAATGGATAAAAAAGATTTTGAAGAATTAAAAGAATTATGCAAGCCTATAGTTGAGTATTTGAATGATAACTACAATATGTATTACGAAGTAGTTATTACAACATCAGCTATAAAATTAAAGAGTACTGAATTGGGAGTACCAATTTAAAACGACTAATCTCTTAAATTAGTCGTTTTTTTAAATTAAACTCTGCGGTAAGGGTGGATTTTATCAAACCTTGACAACTCTGAACCTAGTGATGGGGAATTTAAAAAGTCTCTGTATTCTGCTTGGCTTACATTATCATAAGCATATGTAGAACCATCATGGAACCTAGCATACATAGTGTTGTCTTGCCAACCGACACTATGTATTCTACTTGATGAAACTGGTATCATATCCATATTATTCACCTCCTTTCAATAAGATTTTAACATATAAATATGGAAAATATTTACTATTAATAGAAATGTGTTATCAAAATATAAGAAATAAAGTAGAAAACAAAAATAAAAAGAAGGTATTTCTCGGATAAAGTAGAATTATAACTTTTGAAGGGAGTGGATTCTATGGATAAAGGTGCTAGTATTAAAAAAGCTAAGGATAATTTAATAAAATTTTTAAATGAATTTAGTCAATCCAGTAAAAAAGATTTAAACATTGAGGTTATGTTTGTTGATAAAAATTATAATAGAAAAAATAAATTTAAAGGATATATGTTTGATGCGTCTAAAAATGATATACAGCCTGTAATCACTACTACTTTAAGTAAAATAGAAAAAAGAATTAATGATAAAGGTTTGTGTGGATATGATCTAGTGAATCCAGCAGAAGATGACTATATTGAAGTATTAGATAAAGGATTAGTGCGCTATGGAGAGGAGATAATTAATCAGATTACAATAGTTCAAAATGTATCCAATACTCTTAATAAAAACACAAAATTCAGTAAATTGGATTTTATAGTTATGCAAGTGCACTTTGGTGAATATAAAGCCTACCTTTTTTATCCTCATTTTAAGTCTGAGAAAATGCTTAAGGGCTTTAAATTTGGTTTTGCAGTTGATGGCAAACCTATATTGATTGATTCGGAGATATTAACAATTAATTCTGATCCAACTGCTATGCTAATTGGGGAGCAATATTACGTATTTAAAAGGCATAATTTCAAATCAATTTTTAAAATGTCGGAAAACTTAATTGAAATTATAGATGAGAATATAGATAGCATAGAAAAGTTAGATATATTTGAAGATATACAACCTTTTATCGTTGATTGTAAAAAGAATAGCAGACACGTAGAGAAATTAGTAAAGGCAATAACGCAAGAAGATTTTGATGTAGCAGCTAAATATAAAGATAGTTTAGGAGATGTTATTGATAACCATAAATTAAGAATACAAATTAACTCTGAACATAAAATAATATATAATGATATTTCAGAAATAAATCAAATTTTAAACTTGATTCTAGACAATTACGTGGAAACATCCTTAACTGAAGAGTATAGAACTGCTAAATCTTTTGAATAATAATAAATAGAAGGTGGTTTTTTAATTGTTTCATAAAATACTATTATTTACTTCATCCTATATACCATTATACATTTTGTTATTAGTGAAATTTATTTTAGAAAAATTTGAGGAAAGAGAAAGATTTAAATTAATTGATTTTATTATAATCGTATCTATTGTAGTAATTGTATGTATATCATTTTTATATTTAATATTAAAATTATGGTTTACTAAAAAAGATATGGTAAAAGAATATGAAGTTAAAAAATGCAAAAATGAAACTGTTAACTATTTTTTTAATTATATAGCGGTATATCTAATATCTTGTATGGGATTATCTTTAACGAGATATGCAGATTTATTTGTAGTTGTATTTTTAATGTTATTAATTGGATTTATTTATGTGAGTAATAATATTATATATTTAAATCCAGTTTTAAATCTAATTGGATATAAAATATATGAAATGGAATTATACTATTCAGGCACAAATGAACAATTTCATTCTATCGTAATCTTAAAGAATGTAGACTACATAGTAGAAGGTATGAAAATTTTAGGTACATCTCAGAAAGATTTTATTGTTGCGAAGTGTAGTTACATTAATGATTAAGGACTCTAGAAATAGGGTTCTTTTTTAATTATAGGAGAGCATAATGAATAAAAAGAAAGTTTGGGTTGATGCTGGACTTATTGGTATGACTATAGATTTACCTAACGAGGAATTAAGAGAGATAAATAAGGATATGAGGAAGATACCTAAGAGTCCGAAGGTGACTAGAAAAAATAAATAAGGAGGTGGCGTTGTGAATCCAAAACAGAAGGCGTTCGCCAACTATTACATAGAGACTGGCAACGCTTACCAATCGGCTGTTAAGGCTGGATATAGTATTAATTATGCAAAAGGCAATACAGTAAAATTGTTGGAAAATGTGGGTATAAAAAAATACATAGGCGAACAAATGAAAAAGTTAGAAGATGAACAAATAGCCAAAGCAGATGAAGTCCTCAAGCTACTAACACGGATCATTAGAGATGAAGAGATAGAAGAAGTTATTGTTATGAAAAACATAGGAGACTTCATGAATGAGCCAGTTAAAATTGATAAGAAATTAGATGCTAAAGACAGAATTAAGGCTGCTGAACTTATAGGAAAAAGATATAGGCTGTGGACAGATAAAGTAGAAGTTGAGGGAGCTATCCCTATTGTTATTGCAGGTGATGATGAACTTGAAGATTAAGAAAGTATATTTACCTGAACTTATCGGCAAAGGATATAAAGATTACTGGAACTTTAAGGGTCGCTACAGAGTCTGTAAGGGATCTAGGGCATCCAAGAAGTCTAAGACTACAGCTTTATACTATATAACTAAACTCATGAAGCACCCACAATCTAATTTGCTTGTAGTCCGTAAGGTATTTGGAACGTTAAGGGATAGTTGCTACAAAGAATTAAAGTGGGCAATTAATAGATTAGGTGTAGATGCTTACTGGGATAGCACGAGCAGCCCTTTAGAGATAACATATTTACCTACTGGACAAAAGATATATTTTAGAGGGTTTGATGATCCATTAAAGATAACTTCAATAACTGTAGAAGTAGGTTGCTTGTGTTGGTGTTGGCTTGAAGAATGCTATGAAATAATGGACGAAGATGCTTTTAATATGCTAGATGAATCTATAAGGGGGGAAGTACCAGAAGATTTATTTAAACAGTTAACGCTTACTTTTAACCCGTGGAATGAACATCACTGGATAAAGGGGCGTTTTTTTGATGCAGAGAATGATCCAGACATAATGGCTAAGACAACTAATTACCTTTGTAACGAGTTTCTAGACGATGCAGATAAAAAGGTATTCGATAGGATGAAAAAAGATAATCCACGCCGTTATCAAGTCGCTGGGCTTGGTAATTGGGGTATAGTTGATGGTCTTGTTTATGAGAATTGGGAAGAAAGATTATTTGATATAGATAAAATAAGACAGAAGAATGGAATTAAATCAGCTTTTGGTATGGACTTTGGATATACAAATGATCCATCTACGCTATTTTGTGGCTTAGTTGATGAAAATAATAAAGAAATATATGTATTTGATGAAATGTACCAGAAGGGTATGTCTAATCAAAGAATCAGAGATGAAGTCACGAAGATGGGATATGCAAAAGAAAAGATTACTGCAGACTCAGCTTCACCAAAGGATATAGATCATCTTAGAGAGTTAGGACTTAGGAATATCAAAGGTGCTAGAAAAGGTAAAGACAGTATAAATAATGGCATCCAGTACATACAGGATTACAAAATTATAATACATCCTGAGTGTGTAAACTTCATAACAGAGATTAGTACATACACATGGGATAAAGATAAATTCGGCAAGAAGATTAACAAACCAATAGACGACTTTAACCATCTAATGGATGCTATGAGATATGCACTAGAAGACTTCATCAAAGGCGATGTATTTAGTTTTGATTAAAGGTAGGTGATACAGTGTTTAGATTTATTAGAAAGGGGGTTGCGAAGCTGAATAGTGTACTAAACAAACCACAAGAACAGTCACCAAGTAATATAAAGTTCTTGGAATTTGAAATAAATCAATGGAAGCGTTCAAACACTCGTAAGATGCAAATTATCGGAGAAGAATATTACGACGATATGCACGATATCTTAAAGAGGAAAAGAACTGTAATAGGTGAAGGTGGACAATTAACAGAGGTTGACAATTTGCCTAATAACAAGGTCATGGACAATCAATATAGTAAGCTTGTAGATCAAAAGGTTAATTATTTATTTGGCAAGCCATTTACTTATGAGACTAATAGTGAAGGATATACGAAGTTACTAAAGGATGTATTTAACAAGAAGTTTTTAAGGATGTTTAAGAATCTAGCTGAGGACTCCTTAAATGGTGGTTTAGGTTGGCTACATCCTTATTATAATGACAACGGAGAGTTAAGTTTTAAACGGTTTGAAGCTAGAGAGATTCTTCCTTTCTGGAAAGACTCCGAACATACGGAGCTAGACTTTGCAATTAGACTTTATGAAACAGATATATTTGAAGGGAATAGAAAACAAACAGTTGAAAAGGTTGAGGTTTACTCAACAGATGGTGTAGAAAGATATATTTTAAGGAATAACTGCCTAATTTCCGATTATGAAAATCCCCATTCATCACATCTTACTATAGAAGAAAACGGGAAATTGCAAGAGGTTAACTGGGAAAAGGTTCCGCTCATTGCATTTAAATATAATAACAATGAGACACCACTTATCAAGCGAGTTAAATCACTTCAAGATGGAATTAATGTAATGTTATCTGATTTTGAAAACAATATGCAAGAGGATTCTAGAAATACAATTTTAGTACTACAGAATTATGACGGTCAAAATCTAGGTGAGTTTAGAAAAAATCTAGCAACCTATGGAGCTGTTAAGGTTAAGACTGTAGATGGTGCTGTAGGGGACTTAAAAACACTAGAAATTAATGTTAACTCAGAGAACTACAAAGTTATTTTAGATATATTCAAGAAAGCTATTGTAGAGAATGGTCGTGGATATGATGCAAAGAGTGACAGAATGCAGAATAACCCTAATCAAATGAATATACAGAGCATGTACTCGGATATAGACTTAGATGCTAACGGAATGGAAACAGAGTTTCAAGCGAGCTTTGAAGATCTATTATGGTTTATTAATGTTCACCTAGCTAATACTGGTGAATATGATTTTTTCAATGAAGAAGTAAATATCATATTCAATAGAGACATACTTATTAATGAAACTGAGTCAATTGAAAACTGTCAGAAATCAGTTGGCATATTATCTTCTGAAAGTATAACGGCAGAGCATCCATGGGTAAAAGATGTAGCTAAGGAGCTTGAAAGAATAGAAGCTGAAAAGCAAAAGGCTATTGAGGAATATATGGCAGAAGGCTTACCAGATGAATCGCTTGGCGGTGGTGTAGGTGCAGAATAAGAAAGTTAAAGTCAAAAAAAGAAGTAGAGAGTACTGGGCTGACCGATTCACTTATCTCGAAGAAGTCCAGCACAAGAAGTCAAAAGCTCATAAGTACAAAGCTGAACAACAGTACATGAGAGCTATGAAAGATATTGAAAAACAAATATCTAACTGGTACATGAGATTTGCAGTAAATAATGAGATAAGTTATGACGAAGCTAAGTTATTACTTAATACTAAAGAACTCAAAGAACTTCAATGGGATGTAAAAGAATATATCAAGTATGGTAAAGAAAATAAGGTCAATCAAAAGTGGATTAGGGAGCTTGAGAATGCTTCAGCTAAAGCACATATAACAAGACTAGATGCACTTAAATTGCAGATACAGAATCAAATTGAAGTATTGTTTTCAGAGCAGTATTATGATGCTAATACACTGATGAGAGATGCTTATGTAAATAACTATTATCATACTGCTTACGAAATGGCTAAGGGGTTAGGAGTTGCTACACAGATAGCTGCCTTAGACGTTAACAAAGTAAGCAAAGTGTTGAGTAAACCTTGGACAGCAGATGGATTAGACTTTAGTCGTAGAATATGGGGCAAGTACAGAGGGGAATTATTATACTTTCTTGAAAAAGATTTTACTAACAGTATTGTCCAAGGAAAAGACCCTAAGAAGCTTATTAGTGAATTAGCTAGTAAGTTTGATGTACCAAAGAGAAACGCTGGCAACTTGATAATGACTGAATCCGCTTTCTTTTCATCTGTGAGTCGTAGAGATTGTTTCGATGATCTCGGAGTAGAAAAGTACGAAATAATTGCAACTTTAGACTTTAAGACTAGTGAGAAATGCCAAGGAATGGATAAGATGATATTTCCATTATCCGAGTACAAGATTTGGGTAACAGCTCCGCCATTCCATAACTTCTGTAGGACTACCACAGCTCCTTGGATAGAGGACTTAATGACTATGAGAGCAGCAAGAGGGAAAGACGGCAAGACTTATTATGTAGATGGTAATTTGAGTTACAATGATTGGTTTAAATTATGCGTTAAATAGAGGCGCCTATAGGGTGCTATTTTTATGCAACAATTCGTCATTTTGGTATTTTGGACGAAAACTACAAAGACAAATATACGCAGACTGAACTGTGATAACAAATGTTTTTGAAAGGTGGTAAAAAAGAATGACTAAGAAAGAACTTATAGAGCTTGGATTAAGCGAGGAAGATGCTAAGAAGGTCGAAGAAGCTTCTTTAAATGAGCTAAAGAGTTTTATACCTAAGAATAGATTTGACGAGATAAATGCGTCAAAGAAACAGTTAGAAACAGATATAGCTGAAAGGGATAAACAGTTAGAAACATTAAAGAACGCTGGAAATGTAGACGATTTAAAACAACAAATAGAAAATTTACAGCAAGAGAATACAGCTAACAAAGAAAAACATGAGTTTGAGATGACTCAAATAAAGTTAGATAATGCAATTGAGAATAGCTTAATAACATCAAAGGCGAGAAATACAAAGGCTGTTAAGGCTTTATTAAACGTGGACAATATAAAGCTTGATGGTGACAATGTAATCGGCTTGGAAGACCAATTAAAGCAGCTTAGAGAAGATGAAAATAGTAAGTTTATGTTTGATATGGACACAAAACAAGACAAAGCTAACTTTAAGGGATTTAATCCTGCTGAGAGCAGAACAGGAAATCAAGATCCTGATAGACCTTTAACACTAACAGAGGCAATTAAGGCAAGATTAGAAGGAAATAATAACGAATAGAGAGGATGATATTTAATGGCAGTAACATTATTGGAAGCACAAAAAAACGTACAAGATGATTTACAAATGGGAGTTATAGACGAATTTAGAAAATCGAATTTTTTATTTAACAGCCTAACTTTTGATGATTGCGTATCTCCAACAGGCGGAGGGGCTACATTAACATACGGTTACACAAGATTAATAACTCAACCCACAGCAGGTTTTAGAGAGGTAAACAAAGAGTATTCACCATCGGAAGTTAATAAAAAAAGATATACAACTGATTTGAAAGTATTTGGGGGATCATTCCAAATAGATAGAATAATAGCTAATATGGGTGGGATTATAAGCGAAGTAGATTTGCAAATGACTCAAAAGATAAAAGCTGCTTCAGCTCTATTTAATGACACTGTAATAAATGGTGATAGTGCAGTAGATGCAAATGCTTTTGATGGATTAGAAAAAGCATTAGCAGGAAGCTCAACAGAATATAAGCCTGGGGTAATAGATTTATCCACTTCAAGTGCTGTAACAGCTAATTACACAACGTTTTTAGATGAATTAGATGAGTTCTTAATGGGATTAGACGGAGCGCCATCTTTCATAGGTGGAAACACTAAATTAATAGCCAAGATAAGAGCATGCGCAAGAAGAGCAGGAATGTATCAAGTGACTAAAAATGATATAGGGCAACAAATTGAATCATACGGCAATATACCTCTAGTAAATTTTGGAGCTAAATCCGGATCAAATGAGGATGTAGTTAAAACAGATGCAGAAACAGGAGAGACATCTATATATGTAGCTAGACTTGGTCTAGATGGTTTCCACGCTATATCAATGGCAGGACAAGCACCGGTTAACACATGGCTGCCTGATTATAAAACTTCTGGAGCAGTAAAAACAGGTGAGGTCGAAATGGTTGCAGCAGTAGCATTAAAGGCAACAAAGGCAGCCGGTGTAATGAGAAATATTAAAGTTAAATAAGGGGTGATTATATGGCTAAAATACTTGCGCCAAATAAACAATATAGTGGGGTATCTGCGAGTATAGGATTCGTTAACGGTATTGGGGAAACAGAGGATAAAGAATTATTGAAATGGTTTAAAGCTCATGGATATGAGATTGAAGAACCTGAAGAAGAAAAAGTTCAAGAAGCAGAGCAAGATAAAGAACTAGAGAAAGAAAACGAGCCTGAGCCAAATGTTGAGGTTGAGGACAAGCCAAAAGGAAAAAACAAAGGCAAAGATAAAGAGTAGGTGATTATTCATGTCTAGCATAATGGAAGATATAAAAAATAGGCTTAAGTTCCTTGGATATAAATTAATTGATACAGATAGCCTTACAATAAAATTTGCAAAAGATAAAGTAGAAAATAAAATAAAGAATGAATGTAGTATAACTGAAATTCCTGACGGACTATATCAAGTTGAAATTGATAGGATCTGTGGGGAATTTTTATTTGCAAAGAAACAGTCTGGGCAACTTACAGAATATGATTTTGAACTAATAGAAAAGCAGATACAAGACGGCGATACTACTGTTACATATGCAGTAGAAGCAGGACAAACACCTGAACAACGTTTGATAAACTACTTAAAAATCTTATGGATTGTGGCAAAGGAGAATTTGCTAGTTTCAGGAGGTTGAAATGGTAGATATCAGCAAGGCAAGAAAATCTATCGAAAAGATATACTTTGATACTTGTAATATATATGAGTACTTGCCTTACAAAGATCCAGTAACGAAGCAAACTAAGCATAAGTGGGATATAGTTCACGAAAATATACCCTGCAAGTTATCTTTCAAAACTGTTACATCTACTACAATTGATGATGGTGTAGGAAAGATTGGTCAAGCTGCAAAGTTATCTATAAATCCGGATATAGTTATAAAAGCAGGATCTAAAATAGTTGTAACTAGAGATAACAAAGGCTTAGCGTTTAAAAATAGTGGGCAACCAGCTATAAGACATAATCACCAAGAAATAGTTTTAGAGCTATTTGAGAAGTGGAGTTAACTATGGCTAAATGGGGAAGTGCTGATTTTAAACAGTTGAAAAGGGTTAATGATAACTTAAAGAGGTTGCAAAGCCAAGATATTGAAGCGTTTTGTAGAGAATGTTCAAGAGAGCTTACTGCTAGATTGTTAGGCAAGGTTATTAGACGTACACCGGTGGGTCAATATCCTGCTTCTAGTGGTAAAGTAGGTGGAACTTTAAGGCGAGGGTGGACACATGGAACTGGAATGAACGCTAAAGCTTTCGCATATGCCTTGCCAGTAGTTAGAAGGGGCAATATGTATGAGATAACTATAATTAACCCAACTGAATATGCGAGTTATGTTAATTTCGGACACAGAAAACGTGGTGGCAAAGGTTGGGTTGAGGGTAGATTTATGTTAACAATATCTGAGAATGAGATAGAAGCTCAAGCGCCTAAATTATTAGAAAAGAAACTTATTGAATATTTAAGGAAGTGCTTTGAATGATAAATAGATTGATAGATGGTATTTCGATAAGGTTAAATGAATTGTTTGGTGATGATTACAATATATACACTGAAACAGTAGAGCAGGGCTTTAAAGAGCCTTGCTTTTTTATTAAGTCATTAGATCCTAGTAAAACGCAGTATCCTAATAAACAAAGCCTTAGAGAGTATTTATTTGATGTTATGTATTTTCCTGAAAGCAATGATACAAACAGCGAGATAAATAGCGTTACAGAGGATTTATTTGAGGGGCTAGAGGTAATCGAATTACTTAATGGAGACTTAAAACAAGGGATTGGAATGCACGCTGAAACGGTAGATGATAAATTACATTTCATTGTTAACTACAATGTGATTGTAAGAAAGATAGAGCAATACGAGAACATGGAAGCCTTAGAGATATATCAAAATATAAAGGAGTGATAGTGTGGCTAAAAAAGCAGAGCTTGAGAAAAAAGAAACTGCAGTTATTGCAAATTTCACTAAAGAGCAATTGGTTAACGCCAAGAAGTATTCTAACAGGCGAGATATATTAAATGCACTCTTAGAAGCTGATAAGCTTTATTCTTTTGGTGAAACCGACGAACTAATAAACAAATTTGAGAAAAAGAAGGTGATTTAATGAGCTTAGGCGGTGGAACATTTATCAAGCAAGATAAAAAGTTACCAGGATCATATATAAACTTCATAAGTGCAAGTCGTAATCCTTCAATGTTGTCTGACAGAGGGATTGCAGCAATACCGGTGTTTTTAGACTGGGGTGTTGAAGGCGAAGTATTTGAAGTTAAGACAGAGACATTGCAGAAAGAAGCCTTTAATATATTTGGATACAACATGGATCATGAGAGTTTAAAAGGTCTTAGGGATTTATTCAAGAATGTAAAGACAGCTTATTTATATAGGCTAAACAAAGGCGAAAAGGCTAAAAATACAATAGCTACTGCAAAGTATAGCGGTGTTAGAGGTAATGACATAAAGATTGTAATTGCTACTAATGTAGATGACGAAACAAAATTTGATGTAAGAACGTTAGTAGACAATGTGAAAGCAGATGAACAAATAGTTGCCAATACAAGTGAATTAGTAAGCAATAACTTTGTTAATTGGATCACTTCTGCAACATTGGAGTTAACTGCTGGGATGCCTTTAACTGGTGGTACAAGTGGTGACAGTGTTACTGGTACAGGATATCAGGAGTTTTTAGATAAGATTGAGTCTTATTCATTTAATACTTTAGGATGTACTTCAACGGACAAGTCAATTCAGGATCTGTTTATTGTATATACAAAGAGAATGCGAGACGAAATAGGTGCTAAATTCCAAACAGTAGTATACAAACGAAGTGACGCTGACTATGAAGGTGTAATATCTGTTGAGAATAAGGTCACAGGGGATATAGAATCTTCACTTGTTTACTGGGTCACAGGTATATCTGCGGGTTGCCCTATTAACAAGTCTAACACTAATAAAAAATATGATGGTGAGTTTACAGTGGATGTAAATTACACTCAGACTCAATTATCCGACGCCCTGTATGAAGGTAAATTTATGATGCACAACTCAAATGGAGATGTATATACACTTGAAGATATTAATACATTTAAATCCTTTATCAGTGGCAAAGGCGAGGATTTTGGAAGTAATCAGACTATAAGGGTTATAGACCAAATTGCAATAGATATAGCTAGTATATTTAATACTCAGTATTTAGGTAAAATGCCTAATAATGATAGTGGTAGAGTGAGCTTTTGGAATGACATAGTTAAACATCATAAAGAGCTTGAGAAGATGCAAGCAATAGAAAACTTTAAGTCGGACAATGTAACAGTAGCAAAAGGTGACGATAAGAAATCAATTGTTATAAATGATGAAATTACACCTATGAATGCAATGACAAAATTGTATATGAGTGTAGTTATAAACTAATAAAGGAGTGATAAAATGGCGACACTAATGGACGGTAGAGATGCGGTATCAGCTTCGTTGGCGGAGTGCTTTGTTACTATAGAAGGCAATAGATATAACTTTGGTCATATGATAAACTTAGAAGCGGAAGTCGAGAAAATGAAATCAGAAATACCAATACTAGGCAAGACAGGTAAAGACAACAAAACAACAGGATGGAAAGGGACAGGATCAGCAACAATGCACTATAATACTTCCATCTTAAGAACATTGTTGTATAGATATAAAGAGACGGGCGAAGATATATACTTTGATATACAGGTTACAAATGAAGACCCAACAGCAAGAATAGGCAGACAAACTGTAATACTTAAAGATTGCAACCTTGATGGCGGAATACTTGTTAAGTTTGATGCAGACGAAGAGTATCTCGATGAAGATGTAGACTTTACATTTAACGATTGGGAAATGCCGGAGCAATTTAAATCTCCGGAATTAGGATAAAAAAGAATACAAATATATGCAAAGACACCGTAATTTTTAGGGTGCTTTTTTTATGCAATTAAATAATAAAAATAGAATGGAGAATAATAATATGAGTGATTTAACAGCGTTTTTAAAACAGAATATAATTGAGGTAGAAAATATTAAATACGTGGCATCAAAGAGAATATTAGATAAAGAAGAAAAACCCGAAAAATGGGAGTTAAGGGCAATAACAAGCAAAGAGGATGATGATATCATAAAGTCATGCACTAAACGAGTTCCAGTACCTGGTAAAAAAGGACAGTTTATGGCAGAGACAGATCAAACAAAATATGTAGCTGAGATGTGTGCAAAAAGTATAATTTACCCAAATCTTAATGATAAGGTAGTTCAAGATTCTTTTGGGGTGATGTGTGCAACAGACTTGTTAAAAGAAATGCTAACTCCAGGAGAATATACAGAGCTATCTAAAAAGATAACAGAGCTAAATGGATATGATATGTCATTCGAAGAAAAAGTTGAAGAAGCAAAAAACTAATCAATGGAGGCGATTTTGATTCTAATTATGCTCATTATTGCCTTCATAAACTTAAAAAATTTCCGCATGAACTTATGAGTTTAGATGTATTCGAAAAAGCATTTGTAGTTGCTTCTATACAAATCAAAACTGAAAGTGAAGAAAAGGAAAATAAGAAAATCAAAGCTAGAAGAAGTAAAAAACGATAATTCGACAATATTTTTCCCTCAGTTATTGTATAATATTGGTATTAGAATATTATTATGGAGGGTTTATTATTATGAAAATGAATAAAGGGAATATAATTTTTATTATTATTCTAATATTTTGTGCTTTTGGATTACTGGGCAGTATTGAAAATGGGAAAGTTGATCCTGAAGTTATGACAGGAACTATACTATTAATCACAATTAGTGGAATTGTGATTATGAATAGCAAAAGAAGGGCTAGAATTAAAAATCAGAGCAAAGAACCTTGTTGTGTATGTGGAAATACTCCAAGTAAATTTTCTATAAGTGATGGAAGAATATGCAAAGAGTGTTTCAATGAATATAAAGATATGCCAGACTTTGTACTAAGAATTAGAAAAATCACAAAAAATGAACTGTTAAGCTACAAAGAAAATTTAGATAAGTCGATAGTTTTAAATGATAATTTTAAGGTAACAAAGAGAATTGGTAATTATGTAGAATTTGATCAAATAAGAAAACAATTTAGATTGATTCCAGCAATTAGTTCTAGGAATAAAATTCAAAAAGTTTATAATTGCGATGACATAATAGAATACGAACTATTGGAAGATGGAATCACAGTTACTTCAGGAGGTCTAGGAAGGGCAGCTGTTGGAGGAGTTCTCTTAGGAGGGGTAGGAGCCATCGTTGGAGGAGTTACAGGCAAGAAGAAATCTAGATCAGAGATTGAGAATTTTAAAATAAAATTAACTTTAAATGATTTTCAAAATCCAACCGTATATATTGAATTATTAAATAAGAAAAAGATAAAAACCAATTCAAGTAAATATAAAGAAATGTATGAGAAAGCACAGGAAATATTGTCTACTTTGGCTGTATTGCAAAACAACAAAGGTGAAGACAAGGAGGAATCGTCCTTGGAAATAAATAAACATTCTACTACTGATCAAATAAGAGAATATAAGGCTTTATTTGATGATGGCATTATAACTGAAGATGAATTTATTACCAAGAAAAAAGAATTATTAGAAATTTAATACAAAGTATTTTAAAGCACTTACAGCATTGTAGGTGCTTTTATTATGCAATTTTTTAAGAAAGGAGGTAGGATATGGCTACAATTCAAACAGCGCTTAGACTAAATGATATGATGACTCCTGCTATTAGAGGTATTACTAATTCAATGAATATATTGATTAGCTCACTTGAAGAAATGCAAAGAACATCAAACAATGCAATAAATTTAAATAATTTACATTCTGCTAGAACTGAATTAAATAACGCCGAAGTTCAAATAAGACAAGTTGAACAAGAGATAACTAGAGCGAATAATAGCCAAAATAATTTTAATAATTCAGTTAGAAATGGTAGCAGTGCATTTGATGGTATCTTAGGTAAAGCAAAGCAACTATTTGGTATATATGCAATGATAAGAGGTGTCGGAAGTATCATGAATCTTTCAGATACAATGACCAATACCAACGCTAGATTAAGTATGATAAATGATGGATTGCAAACTAACGACCAGTTAAATAAAATGATTTTTCAAAGTGCAGAAAGATCTCGAAGCTCTTACGCTGGTACTGCAAAAATAGTATCTCGTATTGGTATGAATGCTAAAGATGCTTTCGGAAGTACTAGAGAAATGGTTGTCTTTGCTGAACAGCTAAATAAAAAGTTTATGATTGCTGGTGCCTCGACTGAAGAAATGAATTCTGCATTACTACAACTTACTCAAGGGCTTGGATCTGGCGTATTGCGTGGAGAAGAATTAAATGCAGTATTTGAATCAGCGCCAAATGTAATTCAAAGTATAGCTGATTATATGGATGTTCCAATAGGTAAAATTCGTGCTATGGCTAGTGAGGGCATGTTATCCGCCGACATTGTTAAAAATGCACTTCTAGCATCGGCAAAAGAAACTGACGCACAGTTTGCTAAGATGCCTTATACATTTGCTCAATTATTTACATCAGTAAAAAATCACTCATTTATGATCTTCGGAGAAATTCATAAGAAGATACAAAAGACCTTTACTAGCGATCATTTAAAAATATTTGCTCAAGATTTTGTAGATGCTATGTATGTGATAGGAAATTCCGTATATAATGTCGCAAGTAGTTTTCTAAGTATTTTTGATAGTGCTGGTTTTCAGCAGTTTGCAACTACAATGTTAACGGCATTTACTATTATTGCACAAGCAATAGGTTTTGTACTAATAGTCGCATTTAAAGTAGTTGATGTATTTATGGAAAATTGGAGCATGATATCTCCAATAATATTTGGCTTAGCTACAGCATTTGCAGTTCTAAATATACAAATGTTTATAAATTGGATCCAATCTTTGGGGATTATTGCTTTAAATTTGTGGAATGTTTTTACAAATACAACCATCGTTACGTGGCTATATGTAGTTGCAACAGAAGCATTGACAGGCTCATTTGCACAATTAAATGCAACAATGATGGCTAATCCAATTGGTTTTATAATTGTAGCTATTATTGTATTAATAACAATTATATACACTGCAGTAGCAGCTGTGAATCACTTTGCAGGAACAAGTATAAGTGCGACAGGCATTGTGGCAGGTGCATTCTTTGCAATGGGGGCATTTATTGCTAATATCTTTATAGCTGTTCTAAATACAATAATCGGTGTTGTTGGTGCGATGTGGAATGCTATGGCATCTGTTGCTGAGTTTTTTGGGAATGTATTTAACGATCCTATTGGCTCTATTATTCGACTTTTTGTAAATATGGGGAATGTGGTTCTAGATATTATTAAATCAATTGCTAGTGCCTTTGACACATTAACTGGCAGCAATCTTGCTGGGGGTATAAGCAATTTTCAAAACAAACTTCAAAATTTCGCTGATGATAAGTTAGGTGAGCAAACATTTAAAGTAGAACGATTTGATGCTGCTAAATATAAAATTCCTAGATTTGAATATGGAAAGGCATTTAACGCTGGAAATAAATTCGGAACTAAATTAGAGAATAGCGTAAAGGGTATGTTTGATATTAATAAAATGGGTGCAGATGCTAGAGACAAACTTGGATTAGGCGATTTATTCGACCCGAAATACAATCCGATGAATGGTTTAGGCACTGGCACTGATCTTAACAACCCACTTAACGCTGGGAATAAACCTCAAAGAGACACTGCAGCCAACACAGCAAAGATGGCTAAATCTATGACAGCTAGTGAGGAAGATTTAAAATATCTTAGAGATGTTGCAGAGCAAGAGGCAATAACAAAAATGACTTCTGTTGAACTTAAAATTGAAATGACTAACCATAATAGTATTAATTCCGAGCTTGATTTAGACGGTATAGTAGATCATCTAGGAACAGTAGTCGAGGAACGTATGGCAGTTGCAGCAGAAGGGTTACATTTATAGGAGGGAAATTAATATGGCATACGATTTTTATTTAGATGGAGTATTGATGCCTATTGCTCCCTCTAAACTTACAATGTCAATAAAGAATAAAAACAAGACCGTTGATTTAATAAATGGAAGTGAGATAAATATACTTAAAGACGCAGGACTTACAGAAATTGACGTAGATTTTAATATACCTATACGAAAGTATCCATTCGCAAAATATCCTAATGGAGTATTTGTAGAAGCTAAGTATTATTTAGATTTATTCGAAAGATTAAAGAACAGTAAGAAGCCTTTTCAGTTTGTAGTATCAAGAGTAAATACATCGACTGGTAAGGCTTATTTTTATACAGATTATAAAGTATCTTTAGAAGATTACCCGATTATTGAAGATGCAAATGACGGCGATGACATTACAGTTACAGTTAAAATGAAGCACTACAGAGAATATGGAACTAAGGTATATAAACCAACAGCGAATAATAATAATAACGAAGTTGAAGTAAACAAACCACGACCAGATGGAGAGAATAAGCCAAAGGGTAAAACGTATACAGTTAAGGGTGGAGATAGCCTGTATGATATTTGTAAAAAACAACTAGGTAATGGAAGTTTATATCCGAAAATATACGAACTAAACAAAGCGTTGATGGACGCTAAAAATAAAAAAGAAAAAGAGAGTAAGAAGTATACAATTTATGCAGGGCAGGTGTTAAGACTTGAGTAATATATTAACCGATACAATCAATTCTGCAAATAAATTAAATGAAGCACTCGAAAATAAAATTAACCCTAAATTCCGTATCTTTATAGCAAAGTTTGAAAATTACTATGAGCCTATAACAGTTGATACTATAACTTGGGAAATGGAGAGAAAGGGATCACCTTCCAAATTAACGTTCACAGTTGTTAAAGATAAAGAACTCGACTTTTGTGAAGGTAACTCAGTTAGATTGTTTTTGGGTGATAAATTGATTTGGTATGGTCGTATATTCCAAAAGAAAAGAGACAAAGAGCAACATATTAAAGTAACTGCCTATGATATGCTTAGATATTTTAAAAGCAAAGATACTATTGTGTATGAAAATAAAACTGCTTCTGAGCTAATAAAGATGATAGCGAACGACCTTGAAAGAAATTGCGGTACTATAGTAGATACAAAGTATAAAATACCATCAAGAATAGAAGATAACAAAACATATTTAGATATGATATACAATGCACTCGATGAAACACTTAAAAACAAAAAGGAAATGTTTGTCTTGTATGATGATGTAGGACAAATAACATTAAAAAGTATAAATAACATGAAGCTGGATCTACTATTAGATAATGAGACAGCTGAGGATTTCGATTACAACAGCTCTATAGATAGCCAAACATATAACAAAATAAAGTTAACTAGAGATAATGAGGAAACAGGGAAAAGAGATGTTTATATAGTTAAAGACAGCGGACATATTGGAAGCTGGGGAGTATTGCAATATTATGAATCTGTAGGCGAAGCAGTTAATGCAAAAGAGAAAGCAGAGACATTGCTAAAACTATTTAACCAGAAAACAAAGACACTAACTATTAAGGATGCATTGGGGGATATTAGAGTTCGTGCTGGGTGCTTAATACCAATACATATGGATCTAGGAGATTTAACACTTAAAAATTATATGATGATAGATAATGTTAAACATACAATTCAAGGTGGAAGACATACAATGGATATGCAGCTAGTTGGTGGAGAGTTCGTTAGTGGTTTGGTAGCAACTGGCAGTGGAGCAGATGCAGAGAAAAGAAGTAATAAGAATCAAGATAATAATAGTGCTGGTGTTGGTGAAAAAGCACTAAATGGCACAAAAGTACAAGCTCAATTTACCGCATATCATCCAGGAGATGGCGGTATTGAAGGCGGCGATACCGATATGTACGGTAGAAAATTAAAACCAGGCGAGATAAAAATTGCTATACCAAAGCAGCTTTGGAAAGACCTTGGATTTACTAAGGCAACTATAAAAGATGTTAAGTGCCAGATTGGGGATACAGGCACTGACAGAGACGGTATGATTTACACTATAGTCGATACAGGATCAGCACTTGTAAAGAAAAACGGAAGATATATTTGCGATATAGTAGCCCCTAATAGAAAATGGATGAACAATTGGGGCAGACGTAATGGAACGTTATTAATAAGTAATGGAACTGGATTTACAACTAATACAGGGAGTTCTTCAGGCTTAACAGAAAAACAAAATAAACTACTTGCTGAAATTAATAAACACTTAGGTAAACCGTATAGATGGGGTGCAACAGGCTCCAAAACTTTCGATTGTTCAGGACTTATGCAATATGTATATAAGCAAGCACTTAATAAAAACATTCCGAGAGTGTCAAAAGATCAAGCACAAGCAGGTAGAGAAGTTGCTAGAAAAGATATGCAGGTAGGAGATATTATAGCTTTTTCAAGTAATGGTAAGCAAAGCGGAGTACATCACGTTGGAATGTATATAGGGGACAATATATTTATACACGCTCCACAAACTGGAGACGTTGTTAAAAAAACTCCTTTGTCTAACTCGTATTACAATAAACAGTTTTTTAAAGCACGAAGATTTATATAGGCGGTGATAGCATGGCGGCAGATAAGCTAGTACAAGCATTAAAAAAAGCAGCAATAGAAGCAGTTAATGAAGCGCAGCCAATGGGTTGCGTTTTTGGTTTAGTAACAAAAAAATCACCTTTAAATATTCAAATTGATTCAAAACTAAACCTTACATCTACATTTTTAATGTTAACTGAAACATCTAAGAAAATAGATTATAAAATTAGCGATAAAGTTTTACTTATTAAAATGCAAGGTGGGCAGAAATATATAGTTATAGATAGGATGTGATAACTTGGCAGATAACGGATATATAGAAGACCCATTTGAGGAAATACCGGACTTTACATTCAAAAAATACTCTACTAAAACATACAAATTAAATCTAGAAAACAATAAGATACAAGGTAAAACTGATGATCTAGAAGCTTTAAAGTTGACTATATATAAGATTCTTAATACTGAGAGATATGAGAATGCAATTTATAGTTGGAACTATGGAATAGAGTTTAGAGACATTATAGGTATGCCTATTTCCTTAGCTATTCCTACAATAGAACGCAGAATTTCAGAAGCATTAATGCAAGATGATAGGATAGAAAAAGTTGATAGCTTTGAGTTTGAAAGAAAAAAAGGAATTATACATGTTAAGTTTGTAGTTCATACAAAATACGGAAGTTTAGATATAGACAAGGAGGTGGCGACATAAATGTTTGAAGAAAAAACATTTGAAAGTATTTTAGATAGTATGCTTTCTAATGTACCTCAAGATATAGACAAAAGAGAGGGTAGTATAATCTATGATGCTTTAGCCCCTGCAGCTATGGAATTAGCGAATGCTTATGTAGAGCTAAATTTAATTCTAGACGAGACATTTGCAGATACTGCAAGCAGATTTTCATTAATTAAAAGATGTAAAGAAAGAGGTATAGAGCCGCTTCCTGCTACTTATGCAATTGGTAAAGGTGTATTTGATATGGATGTACCCTTGAGATGGCGTTTCTCTTTAGATGATCTTAATTTCTTTGTTACTGAAAAGATAGAAGATAATACATATAAATTACAATGCGAACAATCTGGTGATATTGGAAATGTATCAGGCGAATTAATCCCAATCGATTACTTAGACGGATTACAAACTGCAGAATTAACAGAAATACTTTTACATGGAGAAGACGAAGAAGAAACCGAAGCGCTAAGAGGGAGATACTTCAATAGTTTAAATTCTCAAGCCTTTGGTGGAAATGTATCAGATTACAAGGAGCGTGTAAGAGCAATTCAAGATGTTGGAGGGGTTAAAGTATTTCCAGTGTGGAATGGTGGCGGAACTGTAAAAATAGTATTTACAAACAGATTCTCGGAAGTTCCAGAAAGTTCATTAGTAGAATATGTACAAAACGAACTTGATCCAATTGGACAACAAGGAGCAGGCAAAGGGATAGCCCCTATAGGTCATATCGTGACTGTAGAGGGAGCTATCGAAGATAGTATAAACGTAGAGACTAAACTAACATACCAATCTGATTGGAGCTGGGAAGATGTCAAACCTGCAGTTACAGAAGTGCTCAAAGATTATTTGTCAGAACTAAACCAAGGCTGGGAAGATTTGAACAGTATCGTTGTTCGTATATCACAAATAGAGACTAGAGTATTGAATATTGAAGGATTAATTGATATTGAGGGAACTAAAATAAATGGGTTAGAGAAGAATTATATAGTTTCAGATAATAGTATTGTTGCTTTCGGTACGGTAGGTGAGATAGTTGAATAGAGAAGTAAATATAAATAGATATATTCCGCCGGATAGGAAGGAATTTAGAGAGTTAAATGAGATCGCTAAGGTTGAAAATATTAAACTTAAAGAGTTTTGGAATAGAATAGAAGACGGATTTAACGATCAGTTTTTACAAGATATGACTGTTGATGGTGTGAAAAGATGGGAAAGTATGCTTAATATAACTCCGAAAGGTACTGAAACACTTGAAGATAGGAAGTTTAGAATAAGCAATAGATTATTTGATGATTTGCCATACACAATGAGGACATTACAATCTAGATTAAACGCTTTATGCGGTAAAAATGGTTATAAGATAGATCTTAAAAATAATGAATATAAAATTACTATAAAAGTAGAACTTACAGCAAAGCATCAAGTTGAAGAAATTCGAAAGGTATTATCTAAAATGATACCTGCAAACATGATGCAGTATGTTGAGCTAATCTATAATACCCATGAAATGCTTAGCAAGTATACACATGAAGAACTAAGTAAATTTACGCACTATCAACTAAGAGAGGAAGTGATGAAGTAGTGAAGTTTACAGATAAAATTAAATTACAGAAACCAGAAAATGGAGAATTTTATAGCGTAGAAGTATTTAATATTAATTCAGATTTAATTGATAAAGCGTTTGAGAATTTCGAAACAGATCCTGCTGATGTGCTTGAGAAGTTAAAGACTGTAGATGGTTCAGGAAGCGGACTAGATGCAGATTTACTAGACGGTAAAGACTCTACAGCATTTGCAACTGTAGAGCATACGCATGAAATGAAAGATATTAATAATTTAAAACTTACAGCAGAGAATACTACTATTAAAGATACAGAGAACAATTTTGCAAGTCCGAATGTAGAGGGAGCATTGCAAGAGTTAGCGACAGAAGTTAACGGACAGAGATTAAGGGCTATAAACGCTCTTAACAGTATAGAATCTAAGCTGTAGGGGGTGATTAAATGAGTTTAGAAACAAATGCAAGTCTTAAGCAAGTAGTAGACAAAGCTGAACAAATAGATGCAGATTTGCAGAATAAAAAACAGTTAATCGCTACCGCTGTTACTGGCAAGGATGTACCGACAAATGGTAGCGATTCGTTCCAGAAGATGGCGGATAATATAGATAGTATTAAGACTAAGCTGCCTATTTTACCTGGATATAGAGGCGTTGCAGAGAATGAACAGGGCGATATTTTTAATGTTACTAATTTTGCTAAACGCAGAGTTTATGATGATTTACCTTTTTCAAAAAAAACACTAGACGGTTATATAAATTCATCACAATTTGAAAAATACGACTCTGATACTATATTATCGCTTGAAAATCAATACATTTTTAGATATGTTGGAGATCAAAGAACACAATTATATAATCTTACAAATGTATATAAATTTTTTGTTATTAATGATTTTATATATATAAATTCTAGTTATGCACTTATTAAAATTAGTATTGGTGGTATTAAAATATTGGAAAAACAAATAAGTATAAGTGGCAATAGTGTTCAAGATGTTACTTTTGATTATTTAAATAATTATTTTTTAGTTATATATAAAGATGGAACTATTCGAAAATATTCAATAGATTTTGAATTAATTACTGAAGTTAAAACTACAATAAATAATACGCGTACTATAGCAGTTGATAGAGTTGGGAATATATTTATATATCACACTCTATCAAGCAATTTTTATCTTGTTAAATTAACAAAGGATTTAAATGTTGTAAGCAATATATTGATAGTTAATGTAGTTCTTTATGGTTCTTTCCAAACTATGTCTATTCATTCAGAAGGCGATAACGATTATATCTATATGATAGTAACTGATGGAAGTTTCAGAAAATACGATACTAATATGAATAAAGTTTGGTCACTTATATACACGGCTGAATGGGGTTATAGATCATATTATTTTAAAGATGGATATTTATATATTTGTTCTTATGGATCAAATGAGTTTTCACCACTTTTATATATATATGATTTAGATAAAAACTTAATAAATTTTATGCCACTTTATCCAACAGTAGGGCGCTCAGCATCTGTTTTCGTTAAAGATGATGGTAAAATTATAGTTTCAGCAACAACTGCTTCAGCAGGAAAAAGTATGGAAATAACAGAAAATTATACAGTTATTGATCCGGGATATGCAATGTTAGAAAAAAGAATTTAAGGAGGAATTAATATGATTTATATAGAAATAAATTCACAAAATGAAGTTACAACAACACATCTTTATCCTTTTGATAAAAAATACGGATATGGTAAAAGTAAAGAAGAACTTGAAAAAACAGGAATATTTGTAGAATCAATTCCGGAAGCTGAAAGAATTGAGGGTAAAGATTCTATATTAAAATATGATCCAAATACAAAAACATTATATTATGATTATATTGAAAATACGGAAGCTGTAAATAAAGAAAAAATAGACTTTCTAGAAAAACAAGTTGCAGATCTAACATTCATGATAATGCAACTACAAGGAGGTACTAACTAATGAATTGGTATTTTAATATAAATTACTTCTATAACAATAAGTTATGGACGATATCACAAGTCAAATTAGCAGTAGATTTAAATAAGATAACAGAAACAGAATATAAGGAAATAACTAGCGAGGACTATACAAAGTAGTCTTTTTTTATTGCATAAAAGTAATTAAAGTGAATATAATAATATTGTTCATGGTTATTTGAATTTTCCTTTATGGCTAATTTATAGAAAAACACCTTGATATAATCGAAATGAATATATCTCATTAAATTGATACACCTCAGGAAAGAGGTGTTTTTTCTTTGAAATTATTTATTAAATTGGAACTAAAAATGGTTTGAATTAATATATTGTATTAGCACTAAGTAAATAATCACCTCTTAATTATATAGTGCTAACTAGATTATTATATTTATTGAATTTAAAGAGCATCTACAATTATTGTAGGTGCTTTTTTATTACAAATTTAGGGATAGAATTATTTCAAATGGAGGTACTTATGGAAGATTTCGTTGCACAATTTATCAATGTGGGTGCAATTGGTGTTATAGCATATGTATTATTTAAAAATACGTTAGAAGAAAAGAAACAGGATCGAGATTTATACAGAAAAAGTGTAAATACATTTACGGAGACTTCAAAACAATACGCTGATAGTATTCAGAACTTAAGTTTACGTATGGAGAATGTAGAAGAAGGAAACGAGAGGATCGAAAATAAACTTGATAAAGTTTTAAATAAATAGAAGGGGTGATTTTATGGATATTATGAGTTTTATACCAGAACAGTTAATGATAATAGTAGTAACACTAAACGTACTAGGATTTGCATGTAAGAGTATTCCTAAATTTGACGATAGATATATACCTATTACTTTATTGGCAATAGGTATTATATTTAGTATTTTCTTAGTTGGATTCAATGTTACATCTATAATGCAAGGTATATTATGTTGGGGTGTAGCTATAGGCGTAAACCAAACATACAAGCAGTTTAAACAATAGATAAGGGGTGATAACGTATGATTAAATTTAACAGCTTAGCAATACACGGTGGACATGGCTTAGATGGTAAACCTGGTTCTGGTGCTGTAGGTGTTGTATATAATGGATCTAACACGGTAATTACGAAGGAAAGTACACAAGATAGATTAGTAGTTAAATATATAAAGGAATACGCAAAACCATATGCAAATAAAATATATGATTGTACTGTAGACAATGGAACAAGCCAAAATGATATATTAAATAAATTAGTGGCCAAGCATAATGAAGTAAATGCAGATATTAATTTAAGTATACATTTTAATTGCGGCGCAAAGGATGAAAGAGGTAACGGACGCACAACAGGCGTGGAAGTGCTAGTTTATAATCCTAATACTACTAACCCAGAAGCGGATAGAATATGCAAGAGCATAGAAAAATTAGGATTTAAAAATAGAGGTTTGAAAAACGGAAGCGGTAAGGCAGTAATAAAGAATACTAAAAAGAAAATGTTACTTGTTGAATGTTGCTTCCTTGATGATCTGGACGACATAAAATTGTATGATGCAAAGTCTATGGCCAAAGCAATTGTAGAAGGACTATTTGATGTTAAGATAGGCGAAGATGTTGCAACTCCACCAGCTTCACAGACATACGACAATGCAATAATCTATAGTGGAGATAGAGACAAAGCAGTTGCTATTATAATGAAGGAGTTCTTACCAAATTCTACTATAGTAGAAATAGCAGACTATAAAGGTCATACCACAGAAAACGTATATACTATAGGCGGTGGAGCTAGTAACAACATAGGTAAGTTTGGGGGACATGTTACTAAGTTTGTAGGTAATAATTTTAAAGAAACATATAGAAAAGTGGTTGAATGGTTGGAGAATAGAAAATTGATGTAGATAAGTAAAGGGTAGCTTAATTGCTACCCTTATTTTTTATTTTTATATAGTAATATTGAATCTGAACTTAAAATAATCTAAGATTTCTTTAATATTAGAAAAATCTTTCTTTTCAATTGTACTTTCCTCATATTCTGTATATAACCTATATACGTTATCTTCATATCTAAAGCATATAGTTGAATTTGGAAAACTTTTTTATTTGAATCAATTGTTCTTAACAAATAAAAATAATCATCAACGCTAGCGTCATATGAAAAAATAACATTTATATTGTTTTTACTTGCGTGTATATCGAAATGATCAACCGCAGAAATGTGATACCCATTCTCGCTTAGATATTTGTGAAAGTCTTCAAATATTTTGAGACTTGGTTCTAAATAAAACTCCTCTTTTGCTAAGTCATACGCCAATCCTTTTAACAT